GCATTGCGAGGCCCCAGTAATGGCACTCGGTCGCGCGTTCCAAACGCTGAAGCGGGAGATCCAGCGGGGCATCAACAGAGACGCCTACGCCATGACCAGGCGGGCAGCCTTGCAGATCGTCAATGACCTCAAGGAGCGGGGGCCCTACTGGGATGGCTACTTCGAGTTGGCGTGGGAAGTGCAGCCAGGTGATGTCAACATCCCCGCGGATCAGCACGGAGCGGCTGTCGCATCTCCTCAGGCGCAGCCGAGACAGGTCAGCAAGCTCACCCTCTCCGACATTCCCAACCAGCGGGTGGACTACCGCTCCGTTCCTTCGCTGACCATCGGCAACCGCATGGAGTACCGCGACGTCGCTTTGGATTTGGTGCCCGGCCGCATCAAGGCAGAAGGCGGGGGAACCGCTGAGCAGGACTGGTACATCCGTTACTACGCCGGCGGGGAGATGGACCGCGCAGTCGGCCGTGCCATCAAGGACACCCTCAACGTCCCTGGAGAGTCATGACCCTGCAAGCCGTCCGCAAGGTGCTGGAAGACGCGGTAAAAGCCGGCGCAGGAGCAGTAACGCCGGCTGTCCCAGTGTATGTAGACAACCAGCAGTACACCGACAACGACGCCACCAAGGAGTTCGTGCTGGTGCGGGTGAACTTCGGCACCACCACCGAACCCACCTTCTGCGAGAACGTCGAGAGCCTGCGCGGCTCGCTGGTGGTGGAGATCTTCACCCCCAAGGGCAAGGGCCCTGGTCGCGGGCAGACCCTCGCCACTGAGATCGCCAAGCAGCTCAACGGTCTGCGTTACCACCGAGCCACCGGCGCCAAGGCACGGATGCTGGAGATCAACGGCCCCAGCTTCTCGGCGCTGGATGGCCGCCCCCACTACATGACGCGGTTAAGCGGCCCGCTGCTGGCTTCTTACACTTAAGCCAAGCCAGAGCCCCCGCTGGCGGACGCCCTCAACCTGTCGTTTCGCCTTCCGTTATACGGAGCTGGTCCCATTCCGGTGTCATGTAATACCAGTGCCCTCACTGGATCCGATGGCCTCGTCACTTTCAAGCCTGCAGGCGTCAAGCACTGCCTGAAGGACGCCTCTGACTTCCCCGCCGGCAAGCTGATCACCGTCCCCGGTGACCACGACTTCCAGATCAACGACCCCGTGGTGTTCACCACCGAGGGCGCCGGTGTTCTGGACCCCAAGCTGACGGTCAACACCAAGTACTACGTGGTGGATAAGACCACCACCACCATCTCGGTGTCCGCCACCAAAGGTGGTGTGGCCATCACCCTCGACGGCCTCGGCGGTAACGCCGGCTCCGGTATCGCCAGCCTCGCTGCTGGCACCGCTGGTGCGGGCTACACCGCCGGCACCTACACCGACGTGCGTGTCATCCAAGGCACCGCCACCAGCGCTCGCGCAACCGTGGTGGTTCCCCCCGGCGGCGCGATCAACGCCGGCGCCATCACCATCACCACCCCTGGCACGGGCTACACCACCGCGGCAGGCGCCATCAGCCTGACCGGTGGCCGCAACGCTGCTGGTGATGCGATCGACAAGACCGCACCCACCACCGCCTTCGCGGGTACTGCCACCCTCACCACCGCGCGTGAGGACACCACCGGCCACATCAACGTCGCCTACAACGAGTTCGATCTGGTCTGCATGGTGCAGGAATGGTCGATGGACTTCTCCCGCGAAGAGATCGACATCACCACCCTGCCCTGCAAGATCGGCGGCGCTGCTGACAAGTACGCCAGCTTCCGCACCACCATCCCTGGCTTCGCCAGCGGCTCCGGCACCATGAACGTCCTGTTCAGCGGTGACCAGGCCAGCACCAGCGGCCGCCTGATCGCCAACTCGCTCCTCAAGAGCCAGGCTGGCGCCACGGTGAAGCTGTACGTGAAGGCCGTCGAAGGCGCGGGCAACGTCATGGACGACACCCTCTCCTCGTACATCGAGGCGCCGGTGTCCCTGGCAGGTTTCTCGATCTCGGTGAACACCAGCGACGCGCTGGTGGCCACCATCAACTTCAACCTGTCCGGCCCTCCGACCCACCTGTTCAACCTCAGCCTCGCCTGAGCCACACTGAGCTTGTGTGCACCTGCCCCGCTCCGGCGGGGCTTTTTAATGCCGTTGAGACCTATACTTAACTGAGTAGTTACTTGCAACTGCATGGCATCTGCCATCCGCGCCATCGACCGCCTGAAGAACGCCGCCAACCTGGTGCCGAGCCGCAAGGACGTGGAGCTGTCTGATGGCACCACCTTCACCTTCTGGTCGAGGCCGCTGACCATGGCGGAGCGTGACCGCGCCCAGCGCAACGCCAAGTCCGACGACGCCAACGCCTTTGCGCTGCAGCTGCTGGTGGACAAGGCTCTCGACGAGAACGGCCAGAAGCTGTTCATCCCCGCCGACATGGTGGAGCTGAAGAACGAAGTGCGTGACGCCGACCTGCAGCAGCTCATGCTGGCCGTCCTCAGCGCCCCTGACGACGAGGCACCCCTAGAGCCCAAAAGCGCTGCAGGCGGAGCTAAGTAAGGACAACTGGATGCTCCTGTCCTTCGCAGTGGCGAAGGAGTTGGGCATGACCGTCACCCGCCTCTGGAGTGAGATCACACCAGAAGAGATGCTCGGGTGGAGCGCCTACTTCGGCTACCTCAACGACGAGCAGGAGAAAGCGATGAAGCGGGCCCGCCGTTAGGCCCGCTTTTTACTGCGCTCCTACACTGAGGCAACGCGGTTTGGTGATGTCTTGGCTCTTTCCGACGCTGTAATCAGGGTCGTAGCTGACATCTCCAAGGCGGAGCGGGGCATCGACCAACTGGTGTCGAAGCTCAACCGCATCCAACAGACAGTCATCGACGTCAAGATGGCGCCTGCCACAGTGCAGGCAGAGCGTGTCGTCGGAAAACTCACCAACCGGCTGGCCACCCTTGGCCGAGAGGCACGCACCGCCGTCGGCCAAGTCACTCGACTGACAGAAGGCGTCGGAGTTCTCGCGGTCTCCGGCAAGACGATCGGAGGTGTGTCGACGGCGCTGGGCAGTGTTGCGGCAAAAGCCGCAGCAGCGGCTGCGGCACTCGATGGTGCATCGGGGTCAATCCGTAGTGGCTTCGGTCTCGGTGGACTGAAGCAGCTGCTTCATGCAACAGCGGGGCAGTTCCAGAGCTTTGGCGGGCAGATCGACGCGCTCAGCGCGAAGATGCACGGCTTCAGCGCCCCGGTTCAGGCACTGATGGACACCCTCACGGCGTTTGGCCCCAGTGCCACCGCCGCCGCGGGGGCGATTGCGCTGCTCGGCGCAACGATGCACGACGTCCTTGGCCGAGAGGTCAAGTCCATCGGCGAGAACGCGACGGAAGCCCTCAAGGGCATGACCGATCAAGTTCAGGCACTTCTGCAGGCTCTGAGCTTGGTGAACCGTGAGGGCGGCACCCTCAACCAATTCAGCGACCTGCGCAAGCGTGGTGTTGCCCGTCTCAACGACAACAACTCAAACACCGTTGAAGCTGCACGCGCAGCCAATACGATTGCCCGCGCCGAAGAGAAGATCACCGCAGAGAAGAAGGCGCAGCTGGATCTAATCCGCGCCGCCAAAGGTCTGCAGCCCCAAGACGTCCGCAACGCAGAAGTCGCCCGCCGCCAAGCCTTCCTCACCTCCGGTCGCAACGCGCAGAAGGCTGCGAAAGAAGCAGCCGACGAAGCCCAGCGCTTGGCCGACGAACTGTGGGAGGCCAACAAAGCGTGGAACTCGTTCCAGGCCGAGGGCCGCGCCGCTTTCGCCGAAGAGATCAAGAAGGCTACAGACGCCATCCGCCAGTTCGAGCAGGTCCAAAGCGATGCAGCTCGCAAGCGTCTAACGGGTTCGGCGTCTCCCCTGGCGTTTGACGCTGGTGGTGTGAAACGCCGCGCCATCTCCGGCGTGGCCTACCCCAACGGCGCTGGCCCTGCTGCAAGCCCCACCGCCGTCGAGGGTTCGGTCGTCAATCAGGTGAAGCGTGCCGCCGCTGCGCGGGAGCAGATTTCCGCCGCGGAAATGGCTGCCGCCAAACGCCTGGCCGATTACGAAATGGACGTGATCCAGCAGGAGCTGGTCGCCGAAGTCGACAAGATTGAGGCCGTCACAAAAGCCCGCCTGGCCGCCGACCGGCTGGAGCAGAAGCAGTGGGACGCCCGCCTCAAGGATCGGATCGCCAAGCAGAAGGCCGCCGACAAGCAAGCAGCCGATGCCCGTAAGGCACTTGAGACACGCCGCGCCACCGCCAGCAAGCAGCTCGAGGGCCTCGCCATCGGTGGTGCGTTCCCGCTGCTGTTTGGCGGCGGTGCCGGCTCGGTGGTCGGTGGTGCGCTGGGCGGCCTGAACACCGCCAATCCGATCTTCTCGGTGTTCACCAGCGCCATCGGCCAGATGCTGGATCAGTTCGCCGCGGCCGCCCAGGAGACGGGAGCTGCGCTGCGCGATCCGATCACCAACTTCGAGCAGATCAAAGAGAAAGGTCTGCTGGCCGGCAAGGCCCAGGAGTATTACGTCAGCAAGCTGATCGAGGTCGGCCGCATCACCGAAGCGGTGGCGGTGATCCAGAGCGAGCTGGTCAAGAAGGTTGGCGTCAGCGGCGTCAACGATCTCAACCGCCTTGGCGCCACCAGCGACAAGCTCTCCAAGGCATGGGCCGAGCTGAACCTGCAGATGCAGGCCGCCATCGCCGGCCCACTGGCGCAACTGCTGGAGTGGATCACCAGCGTGGTGCGGATCTTCGGCGAGGCCGGCCGCTCCGGCAGCGAGATCAAAGACATCCTCGGCGGCCTGACCCCCGGCCAGCAGCAAGCGCTCCAGCGGGAGATGCTGCGCAACAACCAGCTCTACGGCACCTCCCCCAAGGCCATCGAGGAAGAGCGCAAGATCCTCGATCGCTACAAGGGAATCGCCAAACCCCAACAGCTGGCCCCCACCGCCATCGACCCCAAGGCGCAGGAGACTGCCCGCAACGCCTCCCGCCAGCAGGCCGACGACATCAAATCGGCCTACCGCGAGGCGTTCCAGCTGCAACGCCGCGCTGCCGACATCCAGCGCGAGATCACCGACTACCGCCGCAAGGTCGAGAGCGACATCTTCGCCAAGCAGCAAGAAGCCAAGCGGCTCGAGATCGACAACGCCCGCAAAGCAGCCCAGATCAACATCGAGCAAACCGACCTAGCCCTGCGCAAGCAATTCGCAGGCAGCCAGGGCCTCACCGGCGAACTGCTCAACGGCGTGCGGGCCTACATCAGCGCCCGCCGCTCCGGCGAAGCCGACATCGAGCAGAAGCGTCGCCAGCTCGAAGTCACGCTCGCCGACATCAACAAGGCCACCTCCGACTACGTCTACGAGCAGGCCAACCGCCAAGTCCAGCTGGAGCGCTCCATCGAGGACTACAAGATGGCGGTGGCGGACTACCAGCTCAAAGTCGCCCGCCAGATCCAAGACCTACAGATCGTTCCTCCTGGGGGTGGTGGTGCGGCTGGCCCTGGTGCCATGGCTGGCTCCACCAAGATCGGCCAGCCGGTCGAGTACCTCACCGGCGACCGCAGCAGCTCGGGCTACCGCGCCGATCACGGCGGCAACAACTACCACGAGCACATCGCCTACCGCACCGCCCAAGAGGCACGCGCCGCCGCCGAGCTGCTCAACAAAGCCGGCATCAAGACCACCGAACTCAAGGGGGTCAACCCCGTTGGCCGCCATGCTTCCGGCTCGTACCACTACAGCGGTCAGGCGTTCGATGTTCCCGCCGCGCAGGTGCCGGTGGGTCAGGAGCAGGCGCTCTCGCGGCGTGTGCGCCAGATCCTTGGCATTGGCGGCACAGGCGCCCAGCTCTCTGCCGCTGCCGGCGGCATTTCACGCCCCACCTTCCAAGCCCCCTCTGCCAGCACCGCCGGCTTCAGTGCAGCGCAGGGCCGCCTAGCCGAGGCCAACAAGAAGAGCGTCGAGCTGGAGAAAGAGCACAACCGCCTGAAGCTCGAGGCCGCTGCGTTCGATGTCCAGGAGCTGGCGCGTGGCCAGTCCCAAGTCGATCAGGCCAAGCGCCAGCTCGACCTCGAGAAATCAAAACTCACCGTCGTCACCTCCGTCGGCACCCTCAACGAAAACCAGCTGGCGATCCTGCTCCAGCAGAAAGAAGGCGAAGCCAAGATCGCCGAGATCGTCAACGCCCAGAAGAACGCGCTGCTTGAAATCAACACCGCCCTAAAGGAAAGCAAGATCACCCAGGCCGAGGCCGATGTGCTGATCAAGCAGATCAACACCGGCGTCGAGCAGCGGCTCGAGAACACCCGCACCCAGATCGCGCTCGAGCAGGAGTTGCTGAAGGTGCAGCAGGCCCAGCAACTTGCTCTCGAGGCGCAGAACATGCAGCGCAAGCTGGCCACCACCGGCCAGGGCATCAGGGCCGGCTACACCGGCGGAGCCGCTGGCCAGTACGACAGCGTGCTGGGCCGCACCGGCGACGCAGGACTGGCCGGCCAGTTTGCCGGAGCCCAAAGCGTTCTTGACCAGCTGGCCCAGGCCGAGTCCGACGCCTCCTCAATCGGCAGCAGCATCGCCGGCGGCTTCCGCGAAGCCCTCAAGGCTGCCGTCACCGGCGGAGACATCAAGGGGGCCTTCGCCTCCATGCTCGGCAGCCTGGGCGACAAGTTCCTCGAGATGGCCTTCCGCCCCATCGAGCAGGCGCTGACCCAAGCGGTGTTCGGGATGCTGGCCCCGAGCAACTCTCAAGTCCAAGCAGCCCAGATGATGCTGCTCGCCGCGCAGCAACAACTCCAGGCCGCCACGATGATGTCCGCCGGCGGAGCTGCAAGCTCAGGCACCAACTTCTTCAGCAGCATCGCGGGTATTGCCGGGGCGGTGTTCGGCGTCGCCGGAGCTGGTTTCGGCGGGGGTGCATTTGGTTCCGGCTTCAACCCACTGAGCACCACCAAGCTCTTCCCAGGCGGAATCTTCGCCAGCGGCGGCTCCACTCCTGTGAACACACCAGTGCTGGTGGGTGAGCGTGGCCCCGAGCTGTTCGTGCCCGGTCAGAGCGGCGGCATCACCAACCACCAGAACCTGCGTTCGATGATGGCGTCCGGCGGCTCTCAGCAGAATGGGGGCAGCGGTTCGGTCACCAACTTGAGCTTCGAGACCGTGCGGATCATGGATCAAGAGTGGGTCGATCGCCCACAACTGGAAGCAGCAATGGCGGCCGCAAGCAAGCGTGGCGCCGCTGAAGGTGAACGCCGCGCACTCGACAAGCTGAAGCAATCACCGTCTACCCGTAGGGGGCTGGGCCTGTGACCTTCCCCGCGATCAAACCCAGCAGCCGCAGCTACAGCCCCGGCCAACTGCCGGTGCGCACCTACCGCACCCTCAGTGGTGCCATCTGGAAGCGCGCCTTCAGCAACACCCGCTCCGGTCAAGCGCTCTCGCTGAAGTTCAACAGCTTGAACGACGGCGAGACCGAACAGATCGTCGCCCACTTTGAGGACATGGGCGGCACCTTCAAGCGCTTCGATCTGCCCAGCGAACTCTTCGCCGGCATGAGCAGCGGCCTCACCAACCGCCTGAAGAACGCTGCCAACATCAAATGGGCCTACTCGTCTGAGCCCAAGGTGGAGTCAGTCTTCCCCGGCTACAGCGATGTGACCGTCGAGCTGATCGGCGAGGTTGAGTATCCGTGAACGTCAAAATCTGCCAGCTCCTAGAGCTGAAGATGAAAAACGGCACCAGCCTGTTGGCGCAGAACTACTTCGTGCGGCAGAGCTACACCTTCTTGGGGCAGACCTATCAGTTCGTGCCGTTTGAAGTGTCGGGTTCGATGATGACCCTGGGCGGTGACAACGAAACGCTGACGGTGTTGTTCCCGAATGTGGAGATGGCGTTGACGCTGCTGGAGGGCGGCGACGGCAACCGCAACAGCGAGCTGACGCTACGCAACCTCTGGCTGAACAGCGCGGACCAGCCATTGCCCGATCCGGTGCCTGAGTTCTATGTGGGACAGGGCAGCACCTTCAGTGAGACGACGATCGAGTGCCGCTTCCGCAGTGCGTTGGATTCAGTGGGTGGCACCTTCCCCGCGCGGATCATCACGGCGGAGAACGCAGGTGTCCTGCCGCTGAACGCCGATGTGCGCTTGCAATGATCTGATCGGCCTGGAGTACGGCTGGGGGTATGCCCCAGGCGATGGCACCGGCAAGACCGACTGCTTCCAACTGGTGTGCGAAGTGCGCCGTAGGTTGGGGTTGAAGGACTACGCCCCAGAGTTCGACTGGGTTTATGCCACCTACAGTGAGGAGACGTTCCCTCGCATCCGCTTGATTCGTTGGCTGATGGAGCGTTGCAACCGCACAACAGAACCAGCCCCTGGTGATGTGGTGTTGTTTGGTGGTGCGACAGCTATGGGCGCGGTGACTGCGGAGCGGGGGGCAATCTTCCTGGCTGGCGGTAAGCGTGTCGCCCGTTTGCCAGCTGTGCCACCAACCGTCAATCTGTTTCGCCCTCGGCCATGAACCGCAAGCTGCTGCCGTATGAGCGCGGGCTGTGCGAACAGCTGGGGCTGAGTGAAGAGGACTATCTGCTGTTTCTGGCAGCGCAGCGGGACTACACGCTGAGTGGTGCGCAGCGGCTGGAGACGCTGCGGGGTGAACCTGTCAGCATCATCCTCACCGTTGTCGGGATCCTGTTTCAGGTGGCAGCGGCGCTGCTGGCGCCTAAGCCAGAAAAGCCGAAGGCGCAGAAGCAGTTGCGTGCGCGTGTGTATGCACCGCGCTATGGCTTCAACTCAACGCAGGAGCTGGCGTCCTACGGCGATCCCGTCAACCTCGTCTACTGCAACGAGAACATCAACCCAGTTGGTGGCGTGCGAGTGAACACCGCGCTGCTGTGGTCCTCGGTGGAGAGCACCGGCACCGGCCAATACATGCAGACGCTGGTGCTGGTGGGTGCCTCCCAGGTGAAGGGCATCAACTGGGGAAAGACCGCGTTTGGCCAGCTTCCCGTGCGGCAGTTCGGCATCAACAACGCCTGGATCTACTACGCCGATACCAACGGGCCCGTGCGTTTCAGCCAGAAGCAGTGGGGTGATCAGCGCGACCCCGCCGCCGATGGACAGGCGAGCAACGCCATTGTTCACATGGTGGAAGACAGGACGGGCAAGCGGGAGGGCTACTCCATGGCCTTCACCCCCACCACCGCCACGGAACTTGGGGTTTATGCACCGATCCCCATCAACGTCAAGGTGTTTGAGCGCGACCCACAGGGAGACATTGAAGAAGCGCCCATCCAAATCATCCTCCGCGAGGGAGGCTTCCAGCAGACCTACAACGTCGGGGACACCTTCAAGTTGGTGTTCCACCGAGCCAGCCGCGAGACCAAAGACAACGGCGCCATCGAGGCAGCGAAAGATCTGCGCGAACAGCTGGTTAACAACCTCGACAAGGGCGCCATCTACATGTTGGGCAGCGCCCACTTCAAGCTGCTGCGCTTTGAGGAGGGCGATGACCTTTTCAAAGAAAACATTTCTGGAGTGTTTGAGTGCACGGAGCCAGGACTGCGGCCTTCTACGGCTTACGACCGGATGGTGCCCAAGAAGCTGGAGAACTACGACAGGGAGATGTTTGATCACTACTACAGAGTGCTGACAGCACCGGCGACAGAGGACACGGTTGATCTGACCACCTACGACATGGTGCTGGCCGGCGCAACGGCACAAGCAACGCAGACGCGCAAGGGCTACTTGGGCCTAACGGCTGAGCAAATTGCCAAGCGCAAGTGGAAGAACAGCCTGGTCGTTGACAACATCTACATCAACGGACTGGGCCGCACCTACGACTTCAACGGCTACATCACCGTTGACTGGATTGACGATCTCGACAAACCGCAAACAAGAACAATCCACCAAGGCGGCTCGCTGGCCTACAGCGAGAAGATCCTGGAGCAGTTCTTGGCCGACAAGCCCAAGATTCTCACCAAGCTGCTGCGTCGCGAATATCAGAGTGACCTGAAGAAGTTAAGGAAGTATCGCGACGACCTACGGGCAGGGCGGTACAAGCGTCAGCTTCGCAACGACATCAAGCACAACGACCCCACCGTCAACGCCGTCTTCGTTCAAATTCAGAACCTCAACAACTTGATTGCTGCCGCCAACGGCGAAGACATGGATGAGGTGTGGCGTGCTGAAGCAAGGGGACAAGCTCACGCCGTCAGTCTGCGCGATCAGATCAGGGCCAAACGTGAAGAGATCGAGTCCTACGCCGACAACGAAGCAGGCGGTCGCGCCGTCAAGAAGGTGAAGCGGCTCGAGAACCAGATTGAAAACCTGCGGGACGACCGCCGCGACTTCATCTCTGACTATGTGGGCCGCAAGCGTCGCGAGTCCAAGAAGGACAAGTCGCAGATCAACGCTTGGCGCAACCAGAAAGACAACCTGCGCACTGAGATGCGCGAGCTGATCGACGACCGCATGGATGACTGGCGGACGGAGAAGGTGCGCGAGGCTCGCGAGGCCACCTACGCCTTCTACGGCTACGACGGCAACCGCTATGCCTGCGGCGTCAACTGCCTGGTCGACAAGATCGAAGACCTTAAAGGCGAGTGGACGACCGATCAGGTCGGCACCAACTTGATCCGCCAGAAGCTGCGCGAACTGATCCAGCAAAAGCAAGAGGCGATTCAATGGCTGCGCTGGGTCACCAAGAACTGGGAGACCTTGGCCCGCGACGCCGACGATCACTTCTACAGCAAGTGCTTGGTGAAGTCGGCAAAGGTGAACTACCAGACCATCACCAAGTGCGACATCGTTCGCTTCAACTTCCGCGCTCGCCTGTTCCGCACCATCAGCGGTCGTGCGATGGAGTACGGCGAGAAGGAAGCGCCTGACGGCTACAAGCTGAGCGATAACGGCACCCACAAGCGGGTGATGTTCTTCTTCATGATGTACCGCCGACTAGGCGATGCGATCTGGACAATCGTTCCTTATGTGTTTGCAATCGAGCGCGGCAACGACGCCGATCATTATGTGTCGCTGCTGTTCAGCGGATCCGAGAAAGTGAAGCGCGAGTTTCGCTTTGTCCCGATTGTTGACGCCAACGCGCACATCAAAGAGCACGGCGCCATCAAGTACATCTACATCAATAACGGCGGACAGGGCCTTAGGACCATTCAAGTTGGCAGCGACGTTATTCGCTTCTACGGCAAGTTCGTCGACATCGACACCAACAACTTGCCCGCCATGCGTGAGCGGGGTCCGATGTACACCAACGAGTGGGACATGTTCAGCGTCCACTCCGACACGCAGGTGCAGGCCAGCTACGACAGCGGCCCGGAAGCCAAGCTGGTGAACGTGACCGAACAGGTGAGCTGCACCCTCGACCCGCAGAAGTATCAGGGCATGAGCCTGATGGCGTTCAACACCTACGCCTCAAACGGTGTGGAAGACCTGCGTTCGCTGTCGGCGTATGTGACCGAAGGCAAGGCGTCGTGGAAGGTGCGTGACACCGATGGCGTGCCGTACCAGAGCGGCGAAGGCAGCTGCTACGCGCCCGACATCTTTGCCGACACCGTGATGGATCAGGCGAACGGCATCAAGAACTTCGCCAACAGCAACGCCATTGACTGGCAGCAACTGGCCGCGGCTAAGCGGTTCTGCAAGAACAACAACCTGGGCTGCCGCCTCCACATGGACGGGGTGATCGCTGACCGCCGCGGCTGGCGTGACTTCTGGGTCGAGGTGGCGCCCTACAGCCTGCTGGAGTTCGCCCGGTTGAACGGCAAGGAGACGCTGATACCTGCGGTGCCCACCACCCCAGACGGGCAAGCCACCACCAACGTCACGATCAGCGGTCTCTTCAACGAGGGCAACATCCTCGAAGACTCTTACCGCGAAGAGTTCCTCGACTACGGCGACAACACCAAAGATCTGGTGGCCACGGTGGTTTACCGCGAGATGGTGGCCAATGAGGTCTTCCCCCGCAACAACAGCGTGACGCTCTGCCGCGCCGACACCGACACCAGCGACGCGGTGTGGCAGACCTTTGATCTGTCGGATTGGGTGAGTCAGAAGCGGCAGGCAGAGCTGTTTGGGCGTTACCTCTGCCAACAGCGCCGCCATGTGGGACGCAGCATCGAATTCCGCACCATCCCAACCGACACCCCTGTTGCCCCTGGCGCCTACATCTATGTGGACATCGGGCTGAAGCGCTGGGATTCAGTGCGCACCGGCGTGATCAAAGCCGGTGGTGTACTGGACCTGCCGCTGGAGGTGGGTATTGCTGACGGCACCTACACGGTGATGACCTACAACAGCGAGCGGTTGCCTGAGGTGCATACCGGCATACAGGTGGTGGGCGGCGTGGCAGTGGACTTGGCCGCAGCGGAGGGCAGCCTGTTTGTGTTGGGCAGCACCGCCGATAGCCGCCGCGTCTTCCGTGTTACGGATGTCTCGCTGAACGAGGAAGGCGAAGTAACAGTGCGCGGCGTCGAGCATCCCTGCGCCATCAATGGCGCCACGGCAACCAGCCTGGTGGCAGATCTCAGCGACGGGTTGTTCAAAGAGATCGGCGTAGACTGCGGTTGAGGGTGCTGCTATGGGCTTTTTCAGCGGACGACACGGCAGCCTGAATTACCTCGGCAAGCCCGTCGCGCGTGTGCGCAACTGGTCGCTCAGCGCCAATGTCGAGCTGCTCGACACCACCAAGATTGACCAGTTCGCACCCACCTACCGCCCTGGGCTCAAGAGCGCAACCGGCAGTGCCAGCCTCTTCTACTACCGCTTGGAGTTCAGAGACAAGCAGGCCAACACCAGCTTCAGCGACCTCCTGCAGCATGTGCTGAAGGTTGGCGCCCTCGACGAGAGCGACCGTGTGGAACTCGAACTTGCCGTGGGCAACACCACCGACGATCGGCTAGTGATCGACGCCTACCTCACCCGCGTCACCTTGGGATCGCAATCCGGTGAGGTCTCCACCTGCGACGTGGACTTCACTGTCACGGGCGACATCAAACGGGGGCTGAGCTGATGTTTGTCACCGGCGAACAGGGTTGCGTCCAACTGCGCCGCCGCACCGGCATCACGGTGGACTCGGTGGTGAACCCCGAGGACATCAACACGCTGATCAACCGCTTCAGCTTTGAGGGCGCTGAACAAAACCTGATCCAGGCCGACCGCATTGAGATCAGCACCACCGATCCACGCGGACTGGTGTTCATTGACCCTTCGTGGTGGGCCGACGGCCAGGTGCATCACAGCGCGATGGTCTACGCCCACATCAATTCCATGGGCGGCGTGCGGATGTTCCGCTCCTTTGAGGAAGCCATCAACAACGAAAAGAAGAACGCCGGCATCGTCGCGGACTTCACCGGTGGGCCAATTCCCATCAAGGTGGACGTTCGGGATACGGGCCACCACCGTCTTGGCGGTGTGCGCCGCTTCACCTTCAACACCGACCGTGCGGCGGTGGACACCACCAGTCTGGGTGATCTGTTCACCGAGCAGTTCAGCGCCGGCAACATCACGGGCAGCGGCACGATCGACTGCTACTTCCAAACGCAGCGCGGCGTCTGTGACGATGGCCCGTCGGATAGCGAGCTGAGCATCCTGCTGCCGCAGATCATCCTGCGTACCGAACTGGGCGGCCAGTTTGACGCGATCCTGCAGCTCGCCAACGCGGGTGACGGCAAGCCCGTGTTTTATGAGATCACAGCGATTGCCACCCGCACCGGCATTGAGGTGGATCCCACCGGCGTGATCACTGTGGCGTTGGACTTTGTGACCAGCGGCGAGTTCTACTTACGCATCGGTGAGCCATCTGGCTACATCCTCAAGGAGGACTACGACCGGATCATGCGCGAGCAGGACATCGACTTCTTGCTAACTGAACCCACCGACTAACCTGAGGGGAGCCCTATAGGACTCCTGAGGCCGTGGCAGATACCAGGATCTCGGCGCTGACACGCCTGCCCGAGGCCGGTGTATCTCCTACCGACTTGCTGCCGATTGCTGATCTCTCCGCATCGGAGACGAAGGCGATCACGGCAAAGGATCTGCTGGAGGGTGTCGTCATCAATATGGATGCGGGCTCGATTCCCGCAGCCAAGATCGACTTCTCGGGCGGCATCGCGCCTGGCTCCATCCGCACCACCCAAGGCGACGTGGTGTTGGGGCGCATCAGCGGCGCCGGCACTGTCGAGGAGTTGGCCTGCACCGCTGTTGGCCGTGCGCTGTTGGCCGCGGCGGATGCGGCTGGGCAACGGACTGCGCTGGGTCTCGGCACCTTGGCGCTGCGCAGCGGCAGCTGGGTGGACGGCTCCAGCTTCAGTGGCACCAGCAGCGGCACCAACACCGGCGACCAGACAATCACGCTGACCGGCGATGTCACAGGCAGTGGCACCGGCACTTTCGCCGCAACGATTGCCCCTGGCGCTGTCTCTGAAACCAAGCTGGGCACCGGCGCTGTCAGCACTCGTGCTCTAGCTGATGGCGGCGTTACCGCCGTCAAGTTGGCGGACCAGTCGGCATCTGTTGTTCTGAGCGGAGCGCCGACGACACCCGGCGGATTTGTTGGCCAAGGTGGCTTCAACACCACCACCGGCATCGCCTACACCTACACGGCCACCGGCTGGGTGCAGCACGCCGGCGTGCAGTCGCTCTCGGTGACTGATAGCTCCACGCCGCTGGCGGTCACGGTCACCAATGGCAGCACCACCGGCGTGGTGATCGACCTCGACAGCCAAGCCGCGAACACAGTGTGGGCTGGCCCCAACGGCACGGCTGGCAAGCCGGCGTTCCGAAAGTTGCTGGGTGCTGATCTACCGATCGCTCTTGCCACCACGGTCGGTGCCGTCATGCCCGGCAGCGGCATGAGCGTGGCCGCTGACGGCAAGCTCAGTATGGCTGCAGCCACCGCCAGCACCCTTGGCGGCGTCATCGTCAAAGGCCCGTCACTGAGCGTGGCGGCTGATGGATCGCTCAGTCACACCACCAGCGCTGCCGCTGCAGGCAGTTACGCCAAGGTCACCACTGACGCCAACGGCCACGTCATTGCTGGTGCAGCCCAACTCAGTGACGCCGACATTGTTTCGATCGACGCCAGCAAGATCAGCTCTGGCACCCTGCCCGCCGCGCGCCTCGCTGACGGCAGCATCACCGCCCGCAAATTGGCGGACTACGCCATCGCGCTGATCCAAGAGACCGTCCCTACAGCTGGCGCCGGCGCTCATCCAATCGGCATGACCTGGCTCCAGGAGTCCACCGGTCAGGTGTCGATCTGGAACGGCAACTCATGGATGAAGACGGGCGCGTCGACCCTGTTCAACCGCAACCTGCGCTATTGCGGCACCTACGACCCCACCACCGGCTTAGTCACAGGTGTCACGCAGTTCGGCACAGCGGAGGGCTTCAAGAGCGGTGATCCCGTCCCCGCAGCTACCGACACCCTGGCGGGTTGCTATTTCGTCGCGTCTGGCACCGGCACTAACGCCTCCATCGCAGGTGGTGTCGCCTTTGACGCTGGCGATTGGTTGCTTTGCCACGGCAGCGACTGGGTGAGAATCGACACCCTCAGCGGGGCCGGAGGAGGCGGTGGTGGTGGGGCCAGCAACTTGGACGACCTGCTGGATGTCACGCTGACCGCTCCAAAGGCTGGCGACATCTTGCAGTTCAACGCCGCAGGCCAATGGGTGAACGTGGCCTTCACCGACGCGGGTACTTACTGAAGCGCTCTACTTAGATTGAGGGCACGCCTACATAGGCGCGACCTTGGCTAGATAGCCGTGACTTACCACCGCCACTTACGCAGCTCGGTATTAGCAAAGCTGCCAACAGCCACTCAGTTGGACGAGGGGCAGATCGCCGTCAACTTCAACGCAGGCGATCCTTTCCTCACCATCAAGGATTCCGCGGGGGTAGTCCGGCGTATTGCCGGTCTGACGATCAACGCCACGGCACCGGCCAACCCAACGGCTGGGACGCTCTGGCTGGATACAACGCGCCCCACAGCGCCGTCTCTCAAGGTTCACAACGGCTCAACTTGGCTGCTGGCTGGAGGCGGAAGTGGCGCCCCTGCTGGAACGGTGCAGCCCACCAGCCCCGCCGCCGGCGATCTCTGGGTCGATACAAACAGCACACCACCTGTGCTGAAAGTTTTTAACGGCACAACATTCGTCCCGGTCGACACCGCAGTTCCGTCAGCCACCACCAGTGCGCCAGGCATTTCGCAGCTAGCCACAGCGGCTGATGTGGTTGCCGGCGTCAGCGACCGGGTGGTGACGGCTGACCTACTGAAGACCACCAACGACGCCGTCACGGCCAGCACTTACACATTGCCGGTGGCAACCACCACCACGCTTGGTGGCGTGAAGGCGGGCACCAACATTGCTATCGCTACGGACGGCACGATCAGCGCCTCGGTCACTGGGGCCATCACCTATGCCGGCGCCATCGACGTAACGGTGGCCGTACCCGCATCGCCCACGGTGGACGGGCTGTATGTGGTGAACAAGGCCGGCACGGCGCACGCCAGCTTCACCGGAGCAGCCGGCGCCACAGTCGCAGCGGGCGACTGGATCCTGTTCGACGGCGCTAACTGGGATCACGTCAGCGCGGTGGCCGCGGCGACAACGCCTGACGCCACCGACACGGTGAAGGGCATCATCCGCATCGCCACCAACGCAGAAGCAACAACGGGCACCGCCACCAACCTGGCAATCACGCCGGCGCAGCTGAAGGTGGTGAACGACGCCATCGCCACAGCAACCGGCGGTGGCATCACCGGCATCACCGGCACCGCTCCAATCACCGCAAGCGGCACCGGCGCGACACGCGACATCGCCATCACTGACGCCACTAACTCCGCGTCCGGTGCGATGAGCGCGGCGGATAAGACGAAACTCGACGGCATTGCCGCTGGTGCTCAGGTCAACGTCCAGGCGGACTGGAACGAGGTCGATAACACCAAAGACGCCTTCATCGCCAACAAGCCCACCATCCCAGCGGCCTACACGCTGCCAGTGGCGGACGCCACCACGCTGGGTGGCATCAAGAGGGGAACGGGCTACGTCATCACCAGCGACGGCACGCTGAATATCACCTTCCCAGCAGCGTTGACCTACAAGGGGACGATTGACCCCACGGGCGCCGCACCGACTGGTCCCGCCACCGGCGATGTCTATATCGCCAACAAGGCAGGCACTGCAGCTGCAAGCTGGACGGGCCTCACACCCAACACCGTCTCGTTGCACGAGCTGCTGGTGTGGGACGGCACGGAGTGGGCCGGCGCTGGGGTGGGCGCTACAGGCACAAGTGGAGGTGTGCTCAGCGTCAGCGCGGGACCTAACGCGGGTATTGCGGTAAGCGGCACGGCTACAGCGCCTGTCGTGAGCGGTCTAGATGCCACCACCACTGTGAAGGGCGTGGTGCAGCTGGCCACCGACGCTGAAGCCAAGGCCGGCACTGATGCCACCAAGGCAGTGACACCAGCTGCGGTGAAGGCGGCGATTGCAGCGCTAGCTGGCTCGGCTGGTCCCAGCGCACCAACTAGCCCCACCAAGGGAACCCTTTGGACCGACACCTCAGGCGCTGTGCCTGTGGTCAAGGTCTACGACGGCACCAAGTGGGTGTCGTTGGCCGGGCTCGACAGCCCCACCTTCACCGGCACACCTGCTGGCCCCACCGCAGCCGCGGGCACCAGCACCACGCAGCTGGCCACGACCGCCTTTGTGCAAGGCGCGGTGATGTGGAACCGCAGTGGCACCACGTTGAGCCCCAAGACACCAGGCGACCTGGTGGCGGTGGCTGCCTTACCTGCGGCAACCACAGCAGCCAAGGGCGTTGTGCGTTTGGCAGACGCGGCAGCAATCACGGCAGGCACAGCTGGCGTGGTGGTGGATGCCGCGCAACTGAAAGCGAGCGTACCTGCTGCGGCGACAGATGCAGTCAGGGGCATCGTGGAACTAGCCACCGCCGCTGAAACCACAACAGGGACAGATGCCACTCGAGCCGTTACACCTGCCGGCCTGAAGGTAGAGCTGAACAAAAAGGCTGACTTGGCCAGCCCAGCACTGACTGGGACACCTACCGCTCCAACGGCAGCGGCTGCCACGAACACCACGCAGATTGCAACAACTGCGTTTGTCACAGCAGCTATTACTGCGGCGGCAGTACCAGCAGCCACAGAAACCGTCAGCGGCAAGGTCGAACTGGCGACTACAGCTGAAGTGCTGACTGGGACGGACACGGTGAGAGCCGTGACGCCCAAGGGATTGAAGGACAACTACCTGCTCAAGAACATCAGCCTGCTGCCCGCACTGCCCTGATCATGACCGTACAAAACACTGACAGCTTCCTGGTGCAGCGCGGCACCACGCAGTATCACGTCACAGCGGCAAACGCTAATAGCAAGATCGCTGACGCAGACATCTTGCTGGTGCAGCGTGGGACGACGCAGTACAAGATCACCGGCGCCAAGTTCCTAGCGGGCAACTTCCTGGACACTGACCTGTTCCTGGTCAATCGCGGTGGCGTTGACTACAAGGCCACCGGCGCGCTGGTGAAAGCCATCCTGCCGAAGGCACCGATCATTCAGGTGGTGACCTTAGCTGAGGATGATGCAGCAGGTGCAGCGTTCACCAGTCAATCGTTCACCGCAACGATCACGATGACGGAACCGGGTATGCCGGTTGCTACGC